GGCTTGATCTCGACGGTGGCCACGGTGACGCGGGTTTCCAGCTCGGTACCGCGCTTGGGCAGGTAGGTCGGGAGGACGGTGTTGGCCTGTTCCTTGAAGGGGTCGATCTCGCCATTGAAAGGCACGGCGCGGGCCTTGATGGCCTGCTCGGCCTCGGTCACCGAGCTGGTGCCGGTGGCCAACTGATCGAGCTGCTTGCGATCCTTCTGCGCAGCGGTTTCCGGCAGGGCCTGGTGGCCTTCACCGATCACGCGGCGGGTGGCGCCATTGGCGGCGAAGCCGTTGTCGTCGCGCCCGATGCGTTCGATCACCTGGTAGTGCTCGCGGCCGTCTTCACCGCGCAGTACCAGCTGGGCGCTGTCGGCATCGCGGAACGGGTTGCGGGTGATCAGCACCGAGTCGCCGACCTGCAGGTGCTCGATGCTCCCGACGTCGTACTCGGCGCCACGGAATGGCACGCGCAGCTTGGCGGATACCTTGCGCGTCTCCGGTGCGGCAATGGCCAGCTCGCGCATCATCTCCGCAGGCGGCGCGATGCGCAGTTGATCGGGCTTGATGGTCATCCAAAGGGCATAACGGGCGCGGTGGTGGCGGGTGTGGATGGCAGTGGCGTTGTAGTGCCGCATCCAGCGCCCGGCCAGGCCGTTGATCTCGTCCAGGGTGCTGGGCTTCTTCATCAGTTGCAGGCCGCTTTCGAACTCGCGCTCGACGATGTTGTGCGCCTGCTCGACCTGGCCCTTGGCGCGGGCGTTGCCCACCTTGTTGATGATCAGCTCGATGCCCAGCGCGCGGCAGAGGTTGCGGAACATCGAGGAGGTCATGGCCGCACCAGGGTCGGTCATGATCATGAAGGGCACGCCGTGGAATGGGTCGGTGTCGCCGCGCTTGACCATGGCGCTGATCAGTACGTGGCAGAGGTTCTCCGCGCTCTCGGCGCCGAGCACGTAGTGCACGTAGAGGGTGCCGCTGGTGTGGTCGGTGATGACGTAGCGCCACAGACGCTGCTTCTCGATGCGCTTGAGGTTCTCCGGCTTGCCGTCGTAGAACTCGGCTTTGTTCATGGCGCGGGCGCCGTCGTCGGCCAGGTAGAACTGGGTGGAGATCGAGGCGTCGATCTGCCAGACGTGGTTGGGGTGCTTGCTGACCAGCTCGACGGCTGGCGTCGGGCGCAGCAACTGCTCGGGGTGCAGGCCATAGCCACGCAGGGCGCGACCGATGGCGCTGAGCGACATGGGGGTGATAAGGCCGCTATCCGGGTCAACGGTGCCGGCGATGATCTTGCCATTGTTGCGCAGGCGCTCTACCGCCCGCTCCAGAGTGCTGAGCTGCTTATCGTTGTCACGGATCGAGCGGATCAGCGTGGTGCTGAGCATCTCGGCCTCGTCGCGGGTGAGCGCTGAGTTGCCGGCGTCGGCCCGTTGCTTACGGGGTTGGGTCACGGTGACCTCCTTGAGTTTCCGGTACAGAGTCGCCAGGGAGATGCGCAGCTCGTCCGCTGCCGCCTGGCACAGCTCTGTACGGCTCGCGGTGGAGCGTTCCAGTTCGTGCGCAAGGGCAACGAGGCGTTGAGTCATCACGGCGCTCATGGGCTTACGCACCTTCGCCTTGGGCCGCAGCCAGGGCGGCCTTGACCGCTTCTTCGCTGTCGTCGGCCATCCAGTTGGGCGTGACGCTGGCGGTCGGCTCGGCCGGGATGTTGTATTCAGCGCGGATCTGCAGCAGCGCACGCTCGACCTGGGCGAGCATGCCGGCGATGACCGGGCGCTGATCGAGGCCGGACTCTTCGCCCTTCTCGACCAGCAGGTGCACAGCCGGGTGCAGGGCGCCGGCGATAGCGGCCTCGGCGGCGGTGGCCTTGTTGGCCAGTTCTTCGCGGCGCTCGGCAAGCTGCTCGTCCATCGGCACCACCACTACCAGCGGCTTCTTGGCCAGTGCGACGGACAGTTCGTCGATCTTCGCCGTCTTGTCGGCGTTGACCTTGGCCAGGGCCTTTTTGTCCTCGCGGGTTTCGCGCAGGGCGGCGCGCAGCTCTTTAACGCTCATGGTGGCAACGTCGTCCAGGTGCAGCTCGCCGGTCTGGCCGGTGAGTTCCAGCTCCTGGATCTCTTCGTCGTCCAGGACGAGCATTTCGAAGAGCTTGGTCTGGTTGCCGATGGCCTTGGCCATGGCGGCGTTGCTGCCGAGGCTGGCGAATTTTGTGGCGGACTGCATGAAGCGTGCAGCCACGTGGCGGTCGATACCCAATGTATCCAGGCGCTCGACAAACTCGCCGTGGGGGCATGCTTTCTTGAGCACCTGCAGGCCGCGCCCGACTTCGAGGCAGGCCTCGACGCTGCGACGCATGTTGGCGGCGATATCGCGCTGAATCAGGTCCGGGTCAGTGCAGTCGGCCGGCAGTTGGTAGCCCAGCTGCGCAGCGACGGCACGCACCTGGGTGTCATGTTCGGTGCTGAGCGTTGCAACCTGGTGTTGCTGAGCGAGCAAGGCCTGGCCGTGCTGCAGGTCGTCTTCGGCCAGTTCGATGGTGGCGGCGGGTTTGCGCGGCATCAGGCAACCCTCCGCTCTACTGAGGCCAGGCGGTGCAGTGTCTCGATGGCAACGGCGCGGTCGCCGTTGGCCTCGATCAGGGCATTGCGGAACTCGTCGGCGCCACGGCGGCAGCCGTAGTAGTAGGCGTCATACTCCAGCGACCCTTGCGGGTAGTTGACGGTGCTCGGCTCGCCTTCAATGCGCAGCTTGAGCGCGGCGCACAGCCCCTCGACGTAGATGCTGCTGTGGCGATCGCCGCCGCGTAGCAGACGGGCAGCCAGTTTTTGGTAGTCCATGAGTGTGCTCCTCGGTTAGTGGGCGCTGATGCGCGCCTGGATCTCGGTGATACGGGCCTGGCCGCGCTGCAGCTCTTCAGCCGTGGCCATGGCGTACTTCAGAAACGCGATGCTCGGGGCGAATCGCCCGCTGTCGAGGCGCGTGGCGAAGCCGGCCTCGATCAGGGTGTCCATGTAGCGGGTGATGTTGGCCGGGCTCTCGCCCAGGCCCTTGGCCAGCTCGGTGTTGCTCAGCCCAGTGAGGGTGTGGCCGCGCAGGGCGTTAAGCGCGCGCAACACGCGACGGGCGCTGTCGTTGGTGCGTTTGGTGGTCATGCGCAGCGCTCCATCGGCACGACGACCAGGGCGCCGGATTGGTTGATGCCGGGCTGACCACCCAGGGCGGTTGCCAACTGCTCGTGCAGGCTCATGGCCTCGTCACGCCAGCCTTCGGCGTTTTCTTCCATGCGGGCCAGGTCGGCGCGCAGGCGGGCGTTCTCTTCGTCCAGGCGCACGACCTCCTGGCAGAGCTGCTCCAGGGCCTGTGCGTCCAGGCGTGCCAGCAGCGTGCGGATCTCGATGGTCTTACTCATCGTCAGCCACTCCAAAGTCGAGTTGAGGGGTTTGCGCCTGGGCGACGTTGCCGTGGTGCCAGGCGAGGGATTCGAGGCCGGCGCGGATGGCGTCCAGCGTTTGCTCGGCGCTCTGCTTGCCGCCGTAGAAGGCCAGCAACGCGCCGGTAGCGCTGTGCAGCACACCCTGCAGGTGCTGCAGGTCATCGCTGTTGCAGGCCTTGCCTACGGGAATGTCCACCAGCAACTTGCCGTGGGCGGCGGCCAGGTAGCGGGTGATCAGCGGCAGGCCGCAGGCGTGCTCCAGCGGCAGGATCAGGCTCAGCGGCAGCTTGCCGTTGCCCATCCACTTGTAGAGGGTGCTGGCGTTGTTCTGGCCCAGGTGATCGCAGGCCAGGCGCTCGATGCCACGGTTGTGGCGTTTGAGTGCCAGCTGTGCGCAGCCATCCATAGCCTCGGCGGGCGAGCGTGGTACCCAGTTTTTCCAATTGCGGCGGGTCATTGGATGGTGCTCCTTGGGGCCGCTTGCGGCGGCGTCCAATCAAAAACTCTGTTTCACCCTTGGCAATGTCGTTACCAACGGGCCAGTCTGTTGGGGTACATTCACCAACGAGGAACGGGTTATGCGGGATCGTCTGAACACTGATGAGCTGCAGGTGCGTCTGGCTGCGACGACGTATGCATGGGCACTACTGGTTCGCCGCTTGGCACCGCTGGGGCTGGATACAGAGGCGCTGATGCAGGACCTACGGACGTTTCAATGGGGCGAGCATCCGCTGGCTGAGCAGGCGCACCAGGCGATACAAGGCTTGGCGGCTGAATGGGAGCGAATGGATCAAGCCTTCCTTGAAAGCCAAGGCCGATAACGTTTCCAGTGGCCACCGGCGGCATGTTGTTCGGGTCGACGCGGATCATGTCGCCCGCCATCACGCCGGCCATGCCGGATACGTCGTAGTCGGTGCCGTTGACCACTACGGTAAGGCGCGGGGTGACGCGGCGGTTGATGGCGGCAACGGTTGCAGGGGCGGCCTGAGCCTGCAGGCGATCGCCGACGATGCGGCCGGCGCCGATGAGCATCAGGCGGTCGACGATCTGGCGGGTACCGGCAGTTGCTGGTGTGCGGTCAACGCAGAAAGTCAGCTTTGCCTGGGCATCGGTGAGGTGCCAGGTGATGGCGCTTTCGTCACCCGGTGCGCAGGCGATAACGGCGTCGAGCGCGGCGCGCCAGGCGTCCATTGGATGGGGGATCAATTCGATCTCCTCGGTCATGAGTTGCGGCTTGTCGGTCATGGCAGTGACCCTCGCTGCGGATGGTTGGAGGTGGGTTAGGCGGCGAAGGCTTCTTCGTCTTCGAGCTTCATGCCGAGCTTTACGGCGATCTCGTGGGC